AGGTCGACGAAGAAATCAGGTGGCACAACGATGGGCACATCGTTACCCTTTCGCTAAATAAAGACAAACTTGAAGTTGTCAGCGTATATTGCTCAAATGAAGGCAAAGACGATTCGCCTTGCAAGCATGACGATGTCCCCTGTGTAGTCGAATATTTTTTAAACTTGTATGGGATTGAATGCAATGTTGGTGTTGCCCCACCAAACGCTCAAATGCCAATTGCTTGGGCTTTCGTCGGGGATAGACACAAAGATTTAGGTTCCTGTCAAGTGTGGGTTATCCCTACAGAAGATGAAGCCTTTTCCGCTTGGATTGCATCACAAAGCGTTTAGACATTTTTAGTCGTCTTCTTCTACGCCTCTGTCACCGCATTCAGGATTCCGTGGGGCTGGTTGGTTGCATGGGCATTTATAACTTCTCGCACCAATGACTGTCACTATTGACTCGCCTTACATTTTTCGTATCCGAGGATTTTGCCAAGTGTCGGGTCTAGCGTTTTGTACCAACCGTCTTTTTTCATGAGCACACCAGAAACGCCACTTATTTCACACGTTTTGATTGACATGCGCTCATATTTGTTGATAATCGTATTAAAATATTCTTGATATTTTGAGTGCGAAGGTTCACAGTAATAACGAAGAGTGCCAAACTTTTCTTTAATCTGATGAATCTTGTAGTTTCTATCAATGGACACAAGTTCGCTATGACATTCAGCGATGATATCAATCCAGCCGTCGTCACACCTAATCATCTTTTCCCAACCTTTATCAAAAAATTGGTAAAGGTTCTCTTTGATTGTGTCAAGCCCAAAATAGCGGGTTGAAACATTTTCGTCTTTGTCATACCATGAGATCAGTGTCTGATTGACGAAACCTTTAAAAAATTTTTCAATTATGTTAAGCATGTAACCTATATTTCTGTAATGACCACTAGGTGGTCGTCGTATATGTAGTGTGTGTCGGGTGGCATTTTGTCTAAAACAAGAATGCGTAGAAGCCATCTGTCGGTTCCGTCGTATCGTGCTTTGAACGACCTTCTGCCGTGAACCAGTTTTCGGTTGTCGAGAACAACAACGTCACCTGTTCGCAGAACGATATCTTTGGTGTTTTGTTTTATTGCCTCAAGAAGTTTGTCTAATGCTTCTTGTGCTTGGAATGTTTTTCCTCGCATGTAAAACTCGTCAAAACAGATTGACAGCCCATCTGGGGTTTCTGTGAGGATTGGCAGAAGTATGTTTTTGTTCTGTTCTCCTTGTGTGCGGAAACTTTCGTCAATTGCTGTGACAAACAGTGGCTCTTTTAAGTAAAAGATTGTCTCTTCATCTAATGATGCGACTATGTCTTTGAGTGAAGCGTAAGTTGTTGAGGCGTTTGGGTCTTCCCGTAGGCACATCAATATCACATGTGATGGCGCGTAAGGGTGGAATGCTGATTCTGTGTGTAGTTGTAAATCTATTTTTGAAGAAGAAGAGATTTGAAGAGTTTCTCTTTGTTGTATGGGAAATATGTTTTGAATGAGTCTGCCGTTTTGTTCCTGCTTATAGGCGGTTGGTATGCCGTATTCGTAGGCAATCTTTTTCAAAATGGCTTGAGCCTGTGGTGTCTCAGGGATTTCATCTAGGGACGTGGGCGTAGGAGGTATTTCCCCTATGTCTAAGGCTTTTAACAGTGTCCAGGTCATGGTGATATCACATTAGACGAAGGTAAAGCCTCAAAAAGTGTCCTTATTAGTCTGCGTAAGTCTGGATGATATATGGCGTTGTTTAGGTTTATCCGATATTCGTAGCGTCCTTTGACTTTTGTTCTTGCTACCAACTTGTTTTTACTCAATAAAGATATGGCTTTAATAACTGAGGTGTTGGTTACTCCGAGGGTGGTGGCTAACTCTCGGACGGTCAAGCCTGGTGTTTGTATGAGATAGAGCAGAACTCGCCCTGGTGGGGTTAAAAGATTGACGTTGCTTTTCGGGGTGTAGGCGATGATGTTCTGTTCGTCTAACTCTTCAAGGATTGATTCGACAATTTCTTTGGCGGAAAGGTTCTTTGCTTGAGCGTTTTTCACTACTCGTTCTAGTGGTCCTCGTATGGCGTGGTCTCTCCTGTTGTCGTGATTGCCTGCCATTTTTTTAGATTACCACAGTGATATCAGGAGTGTTTTCCAAGAAAGATCATAAATGTTTTATATCTTTACTTTTGTATTTGCTGTGAGCGAATAAGAGTGCTTGACACAAGAGAAATAATGTAGTTGTATGTCATACTAGAAAGACAGGGGAACGCATGACTAGTCCAGATAAGTCAAAGAAAGACCTGCTCAGCAAACTTTCGCAGATGTCTCAAACCGTTAGTGCACCATGCCCAATAGGCAAAATACACAAACAACTAGACCCCGAAACACAAGTGGCATTAATGAACGCACTTCAATCACCAGCCTCAAACTCACAAATCCATCGAGCCCTGATAGATGAAGGATTCTCAATATCACGAACAACCATCAACCAAAAACGAGGATGTTTCAGGGAAAGTGGGCACCAAGAATGTCAATGTTTCCCTAGCAACCTGGGAGGCTCAAAGTGAGCAAACTAAAAAATACATTGACTGATATCGCCCTAGATGCTGACGGTCACCCCAATGGGGACAAAGCATGGGCGACAGTCTCTCCAGAAGGCGGAGAGTTATCCACAGGGGCGATGCCTGCGGAACTTGGCTCAGATTGGGATACCGTCCTCAAGGGTTTTGGTTTAGATCCAAACATCTTTGAGATAGTTGACGACACCGTCAAAATGTCCAAATGGCAATCATCCAAACGCCTAGAGAACGGCGACCGTGACTTGATATGGCTTTACTCGTACAAGGCTCGATTCCGACGAAAAAGTCTTACAGGTTTAAACGAAGAACAAGTCAATGAGATTCGTAACTATGTACAAAAATGGAAGCCTGTCAGCAGACCGACTGTCAATCCGTCAAAAGAGGCGGGCGCAACGATGGTGGTTTGTTGGGCTGACCAACAGTTAGGTAAATCTGCTGGTGGTGGGGTGGATGCAACAGTTGAAAGAATCTTGGAAAGTTATACAGCAACAATTGAACGAGTTAAAGAACTTCGCAAGATTGGGCGCAACATTGAGAAGATTGCTATCGTCAATATGGGCGACCCCGTAGAAGGGTGCGACGGACAGTACTCAAGTCAATTGTTTACAGTTGAACTCACTCAACGGGAACAACTCCTTTTGGCGATAGACCTTTGGTCTCAGGGGTTACGACAGTTAGCACCATTGGCTGACCAAGCAGAGTTTATTTCTGTTCATTGCAACCACGGTGAGTGGATGCGCCGTAACGGTAAACAAGTAACTAGTGACTCAGACAATGTAGGTGGCTTTCTTGCTGACACTGTGAAACGAATCGTAGAAGACAGACCAGAGTTAGATAAACTACAATGGCGTATCCCGCACGATGAAATGGTCATCACATCCGTGCTATCAGGAATCAAGGTGGCTTTTCATCACGGTCACAAAATCAGTGGCAAAGAAGTCGAATGGCTTCGCGGGCAGTCAATCAAGATACTTCGAGAAGAAGGTCGTGAACCCGACATCTGGGTAACAGCACACAGACACCACCTTCAAGTCCAAGACTTCGGACCTTGGTATCGCTTTCAATGCCCATCAAACGACGGCGGTTCCAAATGGTATACCGATATGACAGGTAACTGGTCTACACCAGGAACCCTCACTTTCCTTGTGGGGAAGCATGACCCTAAAGGTTGGTCAGACATGGCGGTACTTTAATGGTGGCGGAGGTTATTCACGGGGACTGTCGTCATGTTTTAAAAACTTTGAAAACTAATTCAGTGGACAGCATTGTCACTGACCCACCATACGAACTCGGGTTCATGGGTAAAAGTTGGGATTCAACTGGCGTTGCATACGATGTCGCTGTCTGGCAGGAATGTTTGCGAGTATTGAAACCAGGCGGGCATCTACTTGCTTTCGGCGGTTCGCGAACCTACCATCGTCTTGCTTGCGCCATTGAAGATGCTGGGTTTCAGATTCGTGACCAGATTATGTGGGTGTACGGGTCAGGATTTCCGAAGTCGCTAAACATCAGTAAGGCGATTGATAAGGCTGCAGGTGCAGATGCTACGGCTGAGGCTAAACAATGGGAAGGGTGGGGAACTGCGTTGAAGCCCGCTCATGAGCCGATTGTTATGGCTCGTAAGCCCTTAGAAGGAAATGTCGCACAAAACATTTTGGAACATGGCACGGGCGGCATCAACATTGACGGATGCCGAGTGGACTTTGTTTCGGATGAAGACAGACAGGAAAGCACCGCAAAGAATCAGCATCAGGACTTCGGAACTGAGCCCATGACCAACAACACTGTCTACGGCGACTACTCAATGATGAAGCCAACCAACTACAACCCACCAGGTCGTTTCCCTGCAAACTTCATTCATGATGGCAGCGACGAAGTGCTTGAACTGTTCCCTGACAGCAAAGGCGGTGCGTATCCTGCGAAGCGTGGGCAGGCTGTAAACACCTCATTCGCTGGCGGTCAAGAAACCGAAGGCGGTTTCAGGGCGATGGGTGATGACGGTTCGGCTGCCCGTTTCTTCTACTGTGCGAAAGCCAACAAGAAAGACCGCAACGAAGGCTTAGACGGATTCGCTGAAAAACGCCCTGACGAACAAACCGTGACAGGGATGGGAACTTTTGAGGAGAAAGGCGTTGCCAAGCAAGCCAACCATCACCCGACTGTAAAACCGACAAACCTGATGCGCTACCTCTGCCGACTCGTAACACCACCCAACGGACTGATACTTGACCCGTTTACAGGGTCGGGTTCAACGGGCAAGGCTGCCGTGTTGGAGGGGTTCGGATTCATCGGCGTAGAACAATCAGCCGAATATGTGGAGATAGCCAAAGCGAGAATAGGGGCACACCAATGATTTCGGTACAAGTACTGCACGGTGATTGCCGAGACGAATTAGAACTTCTTCCCGATAACAGTGTTGACTCCATAGTTACTGACCCACCTTATGAACTTGGGTTCATGGGGAAATCTTGGGATTCAACAGGGATTGCCTATGACCAAAGGGTGTGGGTTCAATGCTTACGAGTGTTGAAGCCAGGCGGACATCTCCTCTCCTTCGGCGGCTCTCGTACCTATCACCGCATGGCGTGCGCTATCGAAGACGCAGGATTTCAGATTCGTGACCAAATCATGTGGGTATATGGTTCTGGGTTTCCTAA